GCGCCGCGCCAACATCATCAAGGCTTACATCGGCCTCTTTTCACCGCCGTTGGCCACCGTGGCCGATGAGATGGAGATCACCCCCGAGATCACTCCTTACATGCTGACGAATGAGATCGACGAACTGAACTATTGGCTGACGGCGAATGGCAATAAGCCCGTGGTTTCGCAAGAGGAATCGATCGAAAAGGCCGGCGTTTCGATGAACCCACAAGCCACCTATGAGAAACTACAGGCTGAGGACGCCCGTAGCGTCTACACATCGGCCTTTGAACCGACAATTTGACGCACCATGCCAATCACCCCCGCCTTTGATCCAACCACCATCAGCCGTGCCATCTATGCCCGCGCCGACGCTGTGGAGGAAGCCCTCGTGGAGGCTTACAAGGTGGCCGCGCTAAAAATGGTGCGCCGCGCAAAACAGACAAACACGTACAAAGATCAGACACACAAGCTGCGCTCTTCCATTGGTTGCGTGGTTTATCACCGCGGACAGGAGGTATACAACTACTTCGAGAGCGAGGGCGGCGAGCTTGGATCTGAGGGAGCGTCCGAGGGATTGGCCTATGCCCGCAGTGTAGTCTCGGAGGCAGGTGATCACGTAATTATCGCCGTCATCGTGGCTGGCGCGCATTACGCCCTATATGTAGAGGCCAACGGTTACGATGTGATCACCGGGAGCACGTATGATTTCCCAGCCGATTTGCGAGCTGAAATGGGACTCATCGCTGAGGGCTTAAAACAGCAGCTCGAGACAGAGCACGCGACGCCTTGAAATTCCTTTTTTCAGTTTCCTCCTTTCTAATCCCCTTTATATGGATCCACTTGCAAAAGCCCTCGCACGCGAGGCACGCCGAAAAGGCATCTGTGATGAATGGCATCGCGATCTGATGACGCTCAATGACAAAGACGCCATGCTCGATATGTACGTCCGCGGCATTGACTTCTGCCTCTCGAACGATTACCCGGATAACGACTTCATACGTGTCCACTTCAAAGGCACGATGGAAACGCACGGCATCTATCTCGATGACCACGTAAAACTCACCAACCCCGAGCGGTGCGTGGCACTGGGTGAGACCCGCGGCAGCATTCATGTGAGCGGCTATAC